TTTCCAGGCACCATTACGCAAGGGTCTGTTCGAAAAAACTGACATCTTTTTACCTACTGGTCGGCCATTAAATCAGTCCGACATCGAAAAGGTTAATCTTCGTGGTATTGATTTCTTCCAGTCACGTATTTGGAAAGTTTTTGGTTCAGGCCGTTTTCACGGTGAACCGCCGAATGAGAAGGATTTACTTTTTAATCCAACTCTTGCTTTCGAAAACTTCGTGACTGTGTCAGGTGATTATAAGGCGGCTACTGATGGTTTAAATATCAGAGTCACCTTAAGTCTCTACCAGGGACTCGCAAAGTATCTTATACTTAATGATCCCCGGTTTGATTATCATCTTGACACGATATTCAGGCAAAATCTTTCTGAGATTAAGCTTGTTTATCCTAAATCAATACGTCCGCTTCTGCAATCCGTTACTGAGCTTTTCGAACGTCTTTCAAAAAAATTAGACGTTTATGTTACGAATTTATGTGTTGCTACTTTACCAAAAGAGCCCTCTGCTGAGGAGGAAGTCCTGCGTTTTATCGCTGATGACTTCGAATCAGAAGCGTTCACGAGTCAACAAAAGCAAATATTTTGGTTAATGATGTTAACATCTGACCAGAATAGAAACTTTTCTTATACTCGTGTCGTTTCTTCTTTGGATGGGATTAACCAACTGACAATTGATATGAAGACGGGCCAATTAATGGGCTCTATCATGTCATTTCCTTTGTTATGTTTGGCTAACCTTTTTTCCTACTCCTCGGCTCTTCTTGTGTGGTTGAAGAGGTTTCACCCCGACTGTATTGAAGATACAGATGACGACACACACCTTCTGGAACAAGTTCTGGAACTGATCTGGAAATACTCACCATTATTCATAAATGGTGATGATATCCTTTTCAGATGTCCAATTGAGTTTGTTCCATTATGGCGTGATTGTGCCGCTAACTTGGGTTTTACTCTCTCCCCTGGGAAAAATTATGTTCATCCCAGTTTGTGCACCATAAATTCGACTCTTTTTGAGCTCACGAACCTACCTAGAACCAAGCCACAGGAATTTATTCCTGAGCCTGCACAATCCCTGCAGACAGTCGAATTGACACCCGGAGAATATGTGGGTATCAAGGCAACTTTACTGCCATATTTGAATCTTGGCCTCCTATTGCCTTACGACCAGCGGATGGATCAACCAGTTATTCCCTTGAAGGACCTCTATAATGATATGATAATATCATCACAGAGCCCTGAAAGAGCGAACAACCGATTTGTTCATTATCACGCTGCTCAAATTCGTAAGGTTACTAAGGGTGGCAGATTTCAACTTTACCTGCCGTGTGAACTCTTTGGACTTGGCTTCAAGCCTCCAGTTGGTGTTGATTACTATCTTACACTAACTCAGAGACTTTGGGCCTCCAATATGTTTCACCGGTGGACGCGATTGCACAATCATAAGACTGTGATTCGCGGAAAAAGTGAACTTGATTTCTTCCTCCCTAGAGTTCGATACATTACCTCTGGTGAATCCGAGACGACCGATTACAATAAATTAGGTTCAAAACACCTAACCTTTATTGAGATAGTCGATCCGGTTCAGATTGGTATCACTCACGAACTCTATGAGAAACCTCCAACTCTTTCGAATATGGAAATGGTCGATTGCGAAACGTCGATCCATTGCCGATACCCGGAGAAGAAGTTCCTTCAGCGTCTTGCCCGAAGGAATAAGATAGGGCAACTTTCATCAAAGAGCCTCAATGGTTCACTTTTAACCTCCAAATTCCTAGCCTCCTTTAATAAGGTGCTAGCAGTCCCCATGACAGCCCGAAAGCTCTCGCAAGTTCATCAAATCGACCACTTGGTCGCGATTGAACTTACGAAGTCTGTACCCAGCCCACGTGTTCCCTCCTACTCAGGAGACCAACCAATTGGTTCCTGGTCCGAATTTTTTGTCGGATCATTAGGTTACACTGACAGTACTGGTCAGACACTCGCTTACGTGTTATCCCATTCCATACAGAATTAAAATGTTATGGCGTTAATAGAATTAAATCGTCCAAAACGGTGTCACAACAGTGACTTAATACTTCCGTACTAAGGTAATAACCGGAATGTCGAGAGACTACACGGATGAGCCTGGTCATTTAAGAACCCGGTTTCTATTAATGTATAGTCCCACTGGTGAGTGGGATGCCATACTTCACCATGCCCAAACGTTCTCCCCCTGCTCCCAAGAAGGCCAATAGCCTCTTGAAAAATATGTCACGACTGCAGTCACAAATCTCTGTTCTGCGTCAGACACACAAAAGATCTCCAAAGAGATCTTCAATTCCTCGCTCATTGACGTCTCTATCTGATGAAGGTAGATATCGATTAGCTCTTTCTAACCCATTTCACCCAGCGGCCCGCGGTGCCAAGTGTACTGTATTCCCATACAGTAACACTCAGACCCAGACCATTGCGTGGAAAGCCTATGTCACTGTTGACACCCAGAACCAACCTGCAGTTTTAATTTTGCAGGCCAACCCATCCTTTTACGGATGGGCTTCTGGCACAGGACATACGGCCACTAACGTTACCCAAAGCCTTGGACCAATGATCCAAGTCGGCTATGGTTCCGTTACGGGGTTGAATGGAGCGCTTGTAGATAGTCAAACGTCAACTTTGGGTGTTCCCCTCCTCTCTCAAAATCTGATGAACTATCGTGTTGTAGCTGGCGGTGTAAAACTGCGCAGCGTAACACAATCTAATGGTTCACAGATTATTGGTACGATGATTCCTATTCTCACTCAAAATTCTGATCTTGCCTACTCTGCGGTCACCGGTAATGCTGGTGACTCTGGGTACGCAACCTCACTCACTGTATCCTCAAGCGATGCGTCCAATCCTAATTATTGGGCGACCGCTACGAATATCGTGGGTAATGGTCAGGCATTTGTTGAGAAAGTTATCTTTGGACAAGTTATGACAACTAATGGGTCAATCTTGACATATCCTGAGGTCAAAAATTTCTCGACCTATGATATTCTTCAAAGACCATTAGCTTGTCGTTTCCTTCCCATTTCCCCCGAGGCCTTCGAATTTAAAGACCTTGGTTCGGCGAATACTACAATAGACCGACCTGGAACCCTCACCGATACAACGGTGGGTGACCTGGCAACGGTTACCGGAACAGTCTCCCCGATGTTTACCCGTAGGGGTAACACCGATTCTGCTGGCTTTACTGGGATGTACCTCACATATAACACGTGTGGTATCACCTCAGCACCAGCCAGTGGAGCGGCTATTTTCGAACTAGAGTATATTCTCCATGTGGAAGGTACTCCAGCTTACGGCACTAACTTTGGTGCCTTTACTGGATCTACTTGCAAAGCTTCTTCGGAATCATCGATCATCACATTCGCACGGCGTATGCCTTCGATTATGCGAGTGATTGAGGATGGCGTGAATATCGCCAGCGAGGTTGGGATGTCTATTAGTAACATCAAGTCCTTCCTAGGACAATCTAATAGATATCCACGTGTTGAGTTTTAGGCACTCATAGCCTGAAACTTTCTGTCGTCTGGCAGAACAGAAAATTTGCCCTTGATTTAAGGTCACCTTGGGACCGAGATAATCTAGTTTCAAAGTGAGACGTATGAGGAATCGATTCTGTATTGATAGATTCCGCCCGTGAGGGGAAAGACTGCAGGCTGTTCGCGTCAGCCCGTGATAGACAATATCACGCCAGTCCCTCACCATATCTCACTATCTAGATACCCACTGTGGCTAGTGTAATGAAGACACATGTAGAGATTTTCCGACCACCAAATTCAATTTGGTGAGCAGTATAAATCCCGATTCTGTGGTAATGATTGTGGAGTAAGGTTTGATCACTCCCGTTGGGTAGCCATTCCCAATAAAATCACTACATGATATGTCGCTTGCACTGACTTCAAGTCAACTGTGCCAACAACTATACCTTCCCATTTGATTCTTCTCCTTTTGAAGAATCGACCGTTCC